ATACGGAATGGTTGGTGTGGCTGGATGCAAGGAAATAGACAAAGAAAAGCCCTGGTGGTATTCAAGATTTAAGTTGGTAAAAGGATTATTATCCGGCCAAATATACAATGATGATTGGAAAGTAATGGCAAGAGGACTAAAAATATTCGGTGAATATGGTGATGTGAAGATATTAGATGGCGTATGTTTAATAACTACTAAAGAAATACTTACAAAAGTGGGTATTCCTAAAGTTGATTGGTGTCCTTGGGACTTCTATGATCACGTACTTAGCATGGAATATACAAAGAAAGGCTACAAACTAAAAACAATTCCTATAATTTTATGTCATGGTTCAGCCGGAGGAGGACAAAAAGAATTTGATGAAGCTGAAAAAAGGTTTAGGAAAGAATATTTATAATGGAAAAACCCGTTCAAGTAAAAATACATCCGCACAATAAAAATGCTCATTTAGACATAGCAAGAGATATGTTATTAAAAGGAAGTGGATTATTTACATTTACCTTGCGTGTTTCTAATGGAATGATTGTAGACTACGTTTGTATGGATAGTAAAAAATATGTTAAAAACATTCGACCCAAATAGTTTGCTTGAATTTAACGAATTTATAGAGGAACAGGTCTCTAAAATGCAATATGGTACTATTACTTTTAATGTAATGTTGGTAAATGGTATGCCAAAATCTGAAACTTGCTACTTTATAATCAACAAAAGAATAAAATATCCGATAACTAATGAAATAAACATAATTGACAAGTTAAGTGAAATAATGATATAATTAGCAGTCATTTGGCTGATGTGCCATTCGTAGCAGTTAGGCCGGCGAATAATCGCTGGCTTTTTTTATGGAAATATCACAAGAGATTTTACAAAGGCAGAACGCAGCAGAACGTTACCTCAATAGCAAAAGAACACTTTGGAAGGAATATGAGTCTATCTTTCATGGTGTTTTAAAAGATGACATATCATTAAGTGCAAAGTCCCAAGTATTTGATCCAATACTTCCGACACTGGCAATAGACCGCTCCGCAAGAGTTATGGCACAACTTCCCACCGGTAAAGTGAAAGGTATATCAAGGAATGATGAGTTTGGTTCTAAGTTAATGAACCTCACCCTGGATAAATACGTTATTCCTAATGCAAATTCACAATTTGATTTTATTACAAAACTTCGGATGGTTGACCTTTATTCAAATATATATGGGAATTTCTTTGCAATGGTTGACTGGAATATCAAAAAGGATGGTTATGCAGGACCAGATATGTGGCTTATACCAATTAGAGATGTCTTTCCTCAGGTGGGTGCGGTATCGGTTATTGATTCTGACTACATTATTGTAAGAACATGGAGACCATTATCTTTCTTTGAAGGTTTGGCCAAGCAAAAAGACTTTAAGGGTGCTTCAAGAATTTACAATATCCTAAAGGATCGGTCCGGGGACAAAGGACAAAAGAACCAAGACCAAAAGTCTGAGAGGGAAGAGGATGCTTATGACTCTGAAGTTCCGGCAAACAAGAAAGGATACTTTGAAGTATTGTCGCAATACGAAGGCGATCGGTGGGTTGATTATGTTCCAGCGTCTGCGGATGCAGGAATATTAAGAGATATTAAAAATCCCCATGATAACGGCGAATTACCAGTTGTTAATAAATACTCAATTCCTTTACTTGATGACTTTATGGCAATTGGCGACTTTGAACGTGGCAAGTCAATGCAATATCTTAACAATTCACTTTGGAATTTATACTTGGACGCAGTAAAGGTATCAATCTTCCCTCCAGTACTCCTGGATAAGGATAGAATAGCCGATGCTTCTTCTATTAAATGGGCTGCTGCTGCCAAATGGTTAATGAAAGATGGCGGTGCAGTACAAGGCGCACAAGTTCTTAATCTTACCCCCCAAGGAACAACTACTTTCAATAATGTAAAACAAGCGGTAACAGCCTCAATTCTAAATATGTTCGGGACTACAGATACAACAATAAGCAAAGATACTGATCCAGGTTTTGGCAAGACTCCGCAAGCACTTCAAATGCAAGCACAAAGGGAAAATGCAAGGGATAATGTTGATAGATTCTATATGGAGCAATTCTTAACTCAAGTTATGAAGCGGTTTGTTAATTTAATAAGCAAGAAACAAACGGGAGCATTACAAATAAGAATGTTCCAAGACGAAATTGATGAATTGGCTAAGAGTTATCCGGAAGTTAATGATATGTATGATGCTGAGAAAGGCAAATTAACAGTTAATAGGAAGAAAACAGGTTCACTTCTATATGATTATGAAATTGTGTCAGGTTCTACGTTCGCAGCCGACCAAAAAGCACAACAGGATAACCTTATGCAGTTATTTGCAATCGCCGGAAACCCTCAAACATTCCAATTTATACAACAGGCACTTCTTAATGAAGGTAAAGAAATCAAATTGGGCGAATTACTTACAAGAATAATAAGTAATTCAGGAATACAGGAATGGGACAAGATAATAGTTGAAAAGAATCCCCAAGACATAATAAATGACGCAAATATGAAGTTCCAAGTAGCACTTAGCCAGGCACACGGAATGAATGGCATACCTCCGCAACCTCAAGGACAACCACCCATGGAACAGCAAATGAATTATGGACAACCAAGCCCTGAAACCCAACAACCTTTTTAGCGAGTTTTCGACGTTAGCCGAAGAACACGAAAAGAATGTTGAGGAAAACACAGAAGAAGAACGAGTATTGGCTTACTTGTCTCATCTGAAGGGCTGGTGGTATTTAAAAGAATATGCAGATAGGCTTTGTGAAGAATTGGACAACTTTGTAACCAAGTCAATTGAGAATGGTGCAGATTCCAAAGAGGTGGGAGAAAGGACAATCGCTAAAGAAATTGCAAAAGCATATGTTAGAAGATTTATCAACAAAGTCGAAGACGCCAGAAGTGCGATCGGAGGAAGAGAAACCGACTGAGGAATTGAACTTTGAAAAGCCAGACTATTCTTTTATTCCTAATGGGATGCACGATTGGCGACAACAAGGTCCATATTTAGTTTGTAAAAGTTGCGAAATACAACACGCAGTTTGGATAGGGATAGAAAAGGTAATGATAGGTATTTCAGAAGACGGCAAGCCGGTATTAAAAAAGTTTGAAGGTTGAAGGATACTTCCGGGCGGGAGTATCACTTGAGCTTTCAAGCTCCGTAAGGTCTTTACCAACGTACTGGTGAGTACTCTTGGAAAGGAGGTGATTATTAATGAATAATCAAAAAGATGAGGCGTTAAAAGCTGGTGTTGAAGAAAACAACATTACGGAATCGCCAGCCGAAGAAGAAAATCTATCAGATACAACAGAAGAAACTACCGAGGAAGCGACGGCAGATACGGAAGTTGAAACTGAAGTTGAAGATAAGAGAAGTGCAAATACAAGGATTAGAGAACTGGATGCGGAAAAAAACGCTGAAAGGGAAGCACGATTATTAGCTGAAGAAAAAGCTAAGTCTCTTGAAGACACGATAGCGGAACTTAGGGGAGTTACCCCGCAAAACGTACCGCAATATAATGTCCCTGAGATGACCGAAGTTGAATCTTTAGTTAAACCCGGCGAGGAATATCTTGATCCAATGGAATTGGAGAGAAGAATCCTAGCAAGGGAGAAGTCGAGAGACCAGAAGATCATGCAGACCATTCAGCTTAATAATGTAATTGAGAAAAATAGCAACCGTTTGGTTGACGAACTCAATGATACAGAAAAAAAATATCCGCAACTGGTAAAAGGGACTGACGATTTTGACCCTGAAATCTCAAATGCCGTTTCTGCATCCGCAGACGCTTTTATAAAAGCCAATCCTATGGGATCGGTTAAAAAGCATATAGACGACATTATGAAACCATATTTGCGTGCTATCGACAAAAGAGTTGGAGAACAAAAGGAAGCAATTACCAAGCAGGTTTCCGAGACCGCTCTCCGTCCAACCCATATTACTCAAGGGGAGAAAAAGTTTGAGGATATGACTAAAGAAGAGATGGAGAAGGCACTAGGCGGGGTTCATTATTGACACACGTCTTTCTAACCCAGCCTTAGAGCTTGGTTAGAAGGAGGTGAATTATACATGGCAGCAATACAAAACAGATCAAATGGTTTGACTCAGGAAATGATGCACTATTATGAGAAAGTCTTCCTCGCAAGAGCGGAGTACGAACTCTTATTAGATCAGGGAGCACAGAAGAGATCAAGAGAGAATAACGTTGGTTCAACATTGAACTTTACACGCTACACACCTCTTACACTCTCGACTACGGCTTTATCTGAAGGTACAAATCCTGTAACAACCACGCTTATTACAGCAACAAACGTTAAAGCATCCTTGGCTGAATATGGAACATCCATTGCAGTATCCAAGTTCTTGTCATTAACGTCCATTGACATAAAAGATAAAGAGAAGGTGGAACTTGTTGGTCAAAATATGGGAGAGTCTTTGAATCGTTTAGTTAGAATGGAAATAGACGATTTTACGGCAGCATACGCAAATGAAAAAGCAAAATTATCTCTTGTTAAAACATCAGATACGCTTGATGCGGCAGATGTTGCTTTGATGGTAAGAAATCTTGAAAACAACAAAGCACGAAGATACCCCGATGGGTTCTTCTTAGCAAAGACTGATCCTTACAACAAATACAGACTTATTCAGGATACGACTTGGGTGGCGGCAAAGGAATATTCCGATACTAAAGACCTTTATAGAGGCGAAATCGGAGAACTTTACGGCGTCAGATTCATTCTGAATATAGATGCACTTTCATCTCAAGGCGATAAGGCATCCCATCCGGCATACTCCACGTTTGTACATGGAGCAGATGCTTTCGGATGTTACGATTTGGATGGCGACAAGCCCAGACTTTACATTGTTGACGGAGTTGATTCCAGCAACGTAACTGGACGAGTAGCTTACATTTCTTGGGCAGGTTCTTATGTTTGTAAGATACTTAATTCGGCTTGGGGTTACGAGTTTATAGCCCACGGCTATACGACTTAATAGGTTGGTTACCTAGACGGGAGAAACCCCCTCCCGTCAAAAAACTAAAGTATGGATAAAACAAGAGTTACAGATTTAAACAGATTGGAGAGTGATTTAAAAAAGGAAACAAGACCGGGAGTAAAGAAGATAATCAGTGAAGCATATACCAAAGTAAGGTCTCAATCAAATGACAGTTGGCTTAAAAGTGCGAGGGAAGTACTTGCCAGTGAGAGTTCAAGAAATTCCGATAATATGAAGCAAGTACATGAGGACATTAAAAAACACGAAAAAAAGAATATGGGTATAGGAAGATCAACGTTTTTCTTTGATCTTTCAAAAATAGGAGGGTATAAACATGGCGGACGTAATATTTAGAGAGGCACAAGCACCGACACCGGTATCGAAAGTAGCAAAACCGTCAACCGATCCGGTAACACAAAGGAACGTAGAGATAGAACCGCCTTTTACCTTTTATACAAAGACAAAAAATAAATCATATATAGCAGATTATTTTGGAATAGATGAAGGATGGGGAGACAAAGACGCATACGGAGGTGATATTGATGAAATTGAAACATATTTTAAAGACAAAGTTGAAAGGGGACATATTGAAAATACTACAGAAGCTGTCAAAACGCTTCTCAAAAAGTATGAAAAGGCCATTGGCTTGGATAAGAGCGAACGAATGGTGGTTAAAATTGCAAAAATGATAGCCTACCTTAATTTTAGAAGAACAGT